TGAAGTTCCTGCGGACGGACGCCGCCGCCAATCCGGGGCTGATCGCCTTCGGGAACGTGGTGGCCTATGGGGGTCAGGAGTTCCGCATTATGACCGTGACCGACCGCACCCCCTCCGCCTGGGTCATTGTCAAAGTCCAGACCAAGGTTCAGTAATGGCCTATGTGGTCACAGTCGCCAAGGGCGTCAAAGTGGACTACAGCCAGTTCGCCAAGCATCTGGCCATGTACGCCTTGGTGATGCGTAAGAGCATTGCTGAAATCGTGAAGCAGCAGGCTGGCCTATTTGCCAAGGATATGTGCGACTTCACCCCCCCGTTCTCGGGTGCGGAGCCTGCAATCAGCAAAGGCGGCGAAGGTGGCTTCGGAAGCAAGGCCAAGAAGAAAGGTCAGAACGCAGTCAGCCGTGACGTCCGTAAGATTTTCGCGCCGCTGGAGCAAGCTCCCGCCGCAGGGGTGGCCGCTGCCGGCAACCTTGGCGTCTTTTCCGCCTGGATTGGTGCCAAGGCTAAACTCCCCCCTCCCCACTACCCGGATTACGTCTTCAAGATGCTTGATAAGGGTCGTATCATTGGACAGGGCGAGTTTGAATATTTCAAGCAAGTTGAAGCCCGTAAGGGTACCCCAAAGACACGATTCTTCATGGGAACAACCGAAGGCCGTATTAAAACCGAGCATGAACGCCGGCGCGGCAAGAAGTCCTACAAGGTGACCGAGACTTCTGAGAAGGTCTACGTCGACAATTGGAAGCCAGTTGATGCCTACATCAAGCGAGTCCAGCAGCGCGTCGGCAAACTCAAGTCTGGCTGGTATTACGCTGGCCTTAAACTACGTCCTATGCCGACTTCAGCATGGATCAGCCGGCAGGGTTCAAGCACCTCAATTTATCAGCCGAGGCTGACTGGCCCAGACCCCATCATCAAGCTCGGCTCGACCGTAGGCCGTAACTACAGCCAAGGCTACCATTTCATGCGAAAGGCCATGAACCACCGTGCGTTCGCCATGCGTGTCGTTATGCTCAAGCATTTGCAAGCCCCGCGCAACCACGGTAAACTCATCGATGTCATCAACCGTCTGCAAGGCGGCTTCACCCTTACCAACACACCCTGATGTCCAACCCTCCCTTCTTCAGTTTCCGTACCGTCCTTGAAAACAGGGTGGCCGGCTACCTTGAGCCGCTGTTCCCAGGCGTCGCCGTCCATAAGGGCGTGACCGACGAAATCCGGGTCATCCCGATCATCATCGCCCATGCCGAGTCCAGCAGCAACATCGAAGACCTCGGCTCCCAGACCCTCGGCAACTACAAGGCGACCCTGAAACTCTACATCTACTCGTCCGCCGACGACGAGACGCTGGAAACCCACCGCGCTAGGGTCGTGGAGGTCATCGGAGCCATGCGCGACGTGCCGGCCTTGCAAGCCCTCTGGAACCCCTCCACGGACGGCCAGTTGTACGACCTGTGGATTGAGAACGACGAGGAAGGCATGAGCCAGCGACGCTACGGCAACGTGCTGGAATACACCGTCTGGGGCGTCATGCCCCCCTCCCCTTGACACTTGGCTAAACCCATACGACTATGGCAATCGATTACGGCGTAGCACACTTTTACGGACTCTATGGCACGGTCACCTATGCGACCCTCCAGTCCGACTCTCTCTCCCAGAGCTTCAAGATTGACGTCGAAGTCATGGACGAAGAAGGCCGTGTCATCACCGACCGCCTGGACGATCTCTTTCAGGAAATCACCCTTGAGGGTGTCCTCAAGGACGGAACGACCCCGGAAATCGGCACTCAGTTCACCTACCTCGGTATTCAATGGATTCTGAAGTCCCTTGAAGACAAGGGTACGAACAAGGACTTCCGCAAGGTCACCGTAAAGGGCGTTAAGTACTCGCAGATCGCCTAATAGGGCGGCATCCACGATGGATGCTCGATACCTACAGGCTACGACCGTCCTGCCCCACCAAAACAAGGTGTGCGGCAGGACGCTTCGCCCTTTCTGCCTGCGTCACAGGGTTGCTCTAGAGGCAATTGAGTCTCCGTTCCTCGACGCAGAAAAGTACCAATTTAACCCGGTGCAGGTCGTCATGGCGGCGCGGATTCTGTCGACCTACGACAAGGAGGAGATGGCCCGTCCTCTGTCCTTTATCGAAAAACTATACATTGCCCGGATGGCGATCAGCAAAAAGTACTATTCGCGCTGCGTGGGTACGATTCTCGGCTGCATCAAATTGACCCTTTCCTACCCTAAGTTCTGGAAAAAGGAGGAGAAGGAGGGCGTTAAGAAGTATGAAGCAATCCCCTTCCCCCTGTCCTGCGTTTCTAACCTTTGCCGTAATGGAGTCAGCCTGGAGGAAGCATGGACGATGCCGGAAGGCGAGGCCGTCTGGATGTCCGTAGCCAGCGCGATCTACAACGGGGCCAAGCTGGAAATCCTATCCACCGAGGAAGAAAAAGATTTAGAGAATTTCGACGCCCGTATTGAAGCCTACAAAAAGGCGAACAACCTACCCTGACACCGATGGCCGACCTATCTGTAACAATTGGACTAGACCAGAGCGAGCTGGAGAAAGGTCTTGCCAGCGCGGGTAAGAAACTCGGCGGTCTTGCTGGTTCTGTCCAGGCGGGTAAGAATCCTTTTAACGCCGCTGCCGGACAACTAAGTTCTGGCATGGGCATCGGCAGTCTTCTTGCTGGCCCTATCGGTGGCGTCATCGGTGCTTTCTTCGACGCCTTCGGTGGAATGCTTTCCGCCGCGCTTGCAAAAGTTAAGGAGATTGCCGATTACGCTCAGTCCATCAGGTTGTCATCGTTGACGACTGGACTTTCAATCGATCAGGTACGCACGATTGAAGCAATCGGCAAGGCTTTCGGAGTAAGTCTTCAGACTATGGTGAATGCATCGGTAGAGTTCACGCGCCGCATGGGCGAGGCTCGCATCAAGGGCGGAGAACTTACAAACATCCTTGCCAAGATGGGAGTCGGGATGGACGAGTTGGCCAACGGTACTTTCAATGACCAGAAGGCTATGAAGATGCTGGCCGATGCCTATGCCGCCGGCACGGACGAAGCCACGCTGCTTTACTACGGCACGAAGATGTTCGGAGATGCTTTCAAAGACCTTCTTCCCATCATCAAGGCCGGTTCTAGGGCCATCGACGACGCTGCCAACACTTACAAAAAAGCAGACCCGGGTGCGACATCTGCTCTCGGACGTCTTAAGAATGATTTAGATAACATTTTCACCTCTTTGACCAATATTGCGATTGATGGGTTTGGCGGCTTTGTCGAACAGGTCGAAGGGTTCATGTCGGATATTAAAAACATTTTTACGCTTAGTTCTTGGAACCCATTTGAATCATTAGAAGATAAGGTTAAGCGGAGGATGGAGAATGCTCCGAAGCACATGACCAACGAAGAACTCGTGAAATTCGTGCTTAAGGGTTTTGACCCCGAAGATCGTGAAAAAGCCGAAAAGGAAATCCGAAAGCAGCTCAAGGGTAACGGCAAAGTCCTCTCCCCTTTTGGTATGGCCGAAGCCGGCGCGGCTTCCCAGATGCAGCAGATGGGCGGCGGCGACATCTTCGGAGCCGTGGCCTTCACCCCCCTTGAACGGATCGCAACGGCAACCGAGGCCACCGCCGAACATACCCGTCCTAGAGACGAACCACCCCCCCGCACCCCTGACGAAGTCACAAGATAATGGCATCACCTACAATCATCAGATACGGCTACAACCTTATCACGCCGATTGCCCAGCCCGGGTGGCAGGTTGAGGCCGACGGCTTCGGCCTCATCCAGGCTCAGGTCAAGTTCAAGTGGACTGCCAGCCAGCTCCCCGGTTTTACCACTACGTTTGCCAAGGGTACTACTTTCCAGAGCCTTGTCGGTGCAATTACTCCGAGCAGCCTTTCACAACTAAAGGTATGGAAGGCTAATTACGTCTACGAAAAGGGCGAAGTCGTCACCGTCACCGCCGACTTCTGCGGCATCGACCCGAACATCAACGGAGGTACGCGCACCAACCCACAGATGGTGATGACTGGATCGGCTGCCTCTGAACCCATCGAACATCACCCGAATTTCCTGCTGGTAAATGTCACCTCGGGAGGACTGGTAAATAAACTCGCAGGCTTTCCCACGGGAACTGGATGGGACAATAATATCGCTACCAATCCTAACCGCGCACTCTGGCGTCCTGCCGTCGCCCAAGGCGGAGCCGTCCAGGCGTTCCAGTTCGTCGGATTTCTTCCTAATCAGAACGCCGAGGAAACGGTATCCAAGGTCAACATCAAGGCCGGCATCAAGAACTACTACAAGCCGTCCAACACGATGCGCGTTTTGTTCTATGTAAATAGCGTCGAGGTGGCCCTTACTTATGCTTCTTATGTCGGATGGGTTACTGATGGAAGCAACTGGAGCATCCCTCCGGCTTATCGCCAGTTAGCCACGGGTGGTTATGCTGGCTCTTTCCAATGGAATGAACGTTGGTCTTCGCAGATCAACAAGTCGTTCCTTATCACGAACGGTTCCGTCGAAGAGTTTGGTGGCATCTACAAGGTAACCGCTGACCTGATGCTTTCCGGCATCTCAGGTTGGGATAAGGATATCTACCCAAATACCCAAGCAAGCTGATGCGTTCCCTGACAGGATTTAACAGCAACGCACTACAGGGGGCTTTTGCTCCAGGCCAGCCCCTCTCGGCCTCCGCGCTGAACAAACTAGGAACGTCAGCGGACTCAGCACAGACTGTGATGTCGAATGACTTCACGTTCTTTGCCGGAAACAACGGAACTGGCTATGGATTCAATCAGGAAGTCTATGTGTCCAACGCCCTTAATCCGCTCGACCCCAGCATCAACGGCGACAAGGTTACCATTGCCCCCGGCACGGTCAATCGGTACATCCCGAAGATTGGTACGAAGTATATCGACGAATCCCCTCCCCCCGAGCTGACCGTCACGGACAACGGCTATGTCTTGGTCAAGGTGACCTACGAGGTGAACAAGTACTTCCCGCGCACCGCCGAGATCGTCTTCCTTGCCGTCGCCACGCCTCCAGCAGACACAAACACGGAGAGTCACTATCCTTTGGCCAAGGTTGTTAAGACAATCATCGAAGGGGTGACTTACTATTCCCTTACTGGCGTCGGCTTCTTCAGCAATGGCAACCTCGTCGTGAACCGCCTCAAGGCCGGCAACAACATCGCCACTTGGTGGTGGGACGTCGTCAAGTAAATGGCCGACCCGTGGAACAACGCCACGTCGTATTCTCCGGGTGCGACTGTGTCGTATAACGGGCTTATCTACTACCGTTCGCAGTACCCCCCTACCCCTACCTCTGGCACCCCTCCCAATGTGGAGATGGGTACGGACGACAAGGGTGACCCCATCAGGTCTTGGACGATGCTTGTCGGAGGATACTCGTACTACCAGCCCAAGTTCCAGACGACTTATTTTCGCCTGGTTCAGCCCCCCATCGACCCTGAAACGGGAGTATTTGCGTTTCAGTATTCTGGCGATCAGTTTGAAGCGACCAACGCTTACGCCCCCATCGGCGACCCTCTTGCGTTTACATACGGGAAGACCGTAGAGGTAGATCAGTTCAAGGCCAACACCGCGCCGACGCCAGACTCGCCTGTATGCCCATCCGAGAGTTGCGGGGTAGGTATGCAGCAGTTCGGGGAAGCTGGCATCATCGCTTGTGGCGCGGACAGCACTCCCGACCCAGATAACGACAGGAAGTACTATATCTATGTCCTGTTCAACCACCCCCTGTACTTCCGGCGTACCATCACGGTTACCACGGTCGTCCAAAAGACGGTGGTCATCAACGATCCTCCAACCCCGCCAGAGGTAACCTATCTGGTGACGCAGACGCCTTACACCCCTACGGATAAGAACTATTGTAGTTTTACTTTCCTGACTGGTGACTACTTCGTACCTGCCAACGCCGCCTTCGACATCGTCATCCCTGCTAACGAAACCACTCCAACGAGTGAAACTTACTATGCCTTCTTATCCCGTGGCGTCAGCGATGTGACGCCAAACGACTGATTTATGGGGTATTGACATACGGCTAAACCCAAACGGCAAACCATGTCTTGCACCCAACATCAGTTCAAGCAGGGGGTAACCTTCAACGGTGCCGGAACCTATACGACCGAACCCGGCTGGCCTGCTGACCTGACTGGCGTGACCATCGTCACCGCGCTGCGCGACGCCCGGAACAAGCTCTTCTACCTCGACGTGGCCATTACCAGCCCCACGACCTTCACCGTCTATTATAACCAGACGCAGGAATGGCACCCCGGCACGGCCTACTGGGATATCAAGTTCTACGAGAATACCACGGACGTCTTCTACTCGGCCACCGTCCGCCTGGAGATTCTGCCCAACGTCACCCCTAACAAAGTTTCTAACTGATGTCCTTCACGATCAGCATCAACGACCAAGCCGCCTTTGAAGTCCAGTTCGCTGGCCCCGCCGGCCCGACCGGCCCTCAAGGCCCGCAGGGCATTCAGGGTATCCAAGGCGTGAAGGGGGACAAGGGTGACCAAGGCGATCAGGGTATTCAGGGCATCCAAGGCATTCAGGGCATCCAAGGTATCCAAGGCGAAAAGGGTGATAAAGGTGACAAGGGTGACCAAGGAGACCAAGGCATCCAAGGCATTCAAGGCATTCAGGGTATCCAAGGCGACCAAGGCCCGAAGGGCGACAAGGGCGATCAGGGAGACCAAGGCCCGCAGGGCGATAAGGGAGACCAAGGCGATATTGGCCCTCAAGGCCCGCAGGGTGTCCCCGGAACCTCTGGCATCGCTTTCGCCACCGCGCCGCTGGCTTACGACTCTGTAACCCAGACCGTCAGCATCAGCCCGAATCCGAACTTTGAATCTATCTCCATCGCTGCTGGGGGCTACGCAGGTTTAGGCCAGAATCAAGTCTTCATCGGCGACGGCATCCTGACGAACTACTTGGACATGACTCAGGGTCTTGTCCTTCAGAACGGTTCAATCACCTTCCCTGACTCCACGTCTCAGACGACGGCGTTTACTGGAACGGCCACCAATGGCCTTCCCGTCGCTGGAACTGTTGGTCAGGTTCTGACGAAGACCAGCTCGGCTAACTACGCCGCCAACTGGCAGACTTTCGTACCAGGCGACCGCTATCTGACGACCTCGACGACGAGCCTCACTATTGGCAACGGCACGAAGTCCCTGACCGTCGGCACGGGCTTGTCGTACACGCCGACGCAGAACGTCACCATTTCCTTCGACTCCTCGAACCATATGCACGGCGAGGTGCTGACTTACAACTCCGGCACGGGCGCGATGACGGTGGACGTGAACCATCACACGGGGTCGGGAACGTACTCGGCGTGGGTTATCAACGTCGGCGGCGTCACTCCTGCGACCTCCGTAGCCTGGGGAGCCATCACCGGCACGCTCAGCTCGCAGACCGACCTTCAGTCCGCCCTCAACGCCAAGGCGAACCTCTCCGGGGCCACGTTCACGGGCAAGGTCAATATGGCCACGATTGCTGCCTCGACTCCGAGCATCAACCTCGGGGGTCAATGCGACTCGGCTCCCGCCAGCGCGGCCAACGGCGATCTCTGGATTTCAAACGCTGCTTCCCCTAAAATCACCTATCGGACTGGCGGGGTAAACTACAACGTTCCCGCCCTGAACCAGTTCAACACGTTCACGGGCCAGATGGTGATTAACACAACCTCTTCATCGACCGCTGCCCTGCGTGTCACTCAGCTCGGAACGGCAAACGCCATCGAAGTCGAAGACAGCACGACCCCAGACACGACCCGCTTCGCCGTGGATCAGTTCGGCAAGGTCGGCATCGGCGTCGCCCCGGATACGACCGCCGCGCTCAAGGTCGATACGAACGGCATCATGTTCGGAGACGGCACGACGCAGACCACGGCGGCGACCACGCCTCCAGCTTCTTGGTCTCCTACTCCGACGAACCTTAGCATTATCTGGCTTCTTCAAAACTACGTTACGGTCGCAACGACTGTTACCTATGACTCGGGCAACGACCGAACAATCGTCAATCACCCCGCTGCATTAGATGGGGCAATCCGCACTAGCGCTACTGGAATTCAACTTACGAATGGCTCCAACGTGTACTCTTTGTACGACAACGGAGTCCCAGACGAACTCACGTTTAACGGAGACCTTACGACCGCTGGGCCGCTATATGCTAAAATCGGGACTTCGTATGTCATTAACCTTAATCGCAACTTCGTATGATCCTCGCCATCCTCTCCTTCATCGCCGGCCTGATCACGGGTCTGCTCGTCATGCGGAAGCACTCCGCCAAAGCCTCCGAGCTGGAGGCCAAGGGCAAGGCCGCTCTCGACGCGCTCAAGGGACGCTGACCTATGCG